TCTTTTTTTTCCTTGCTGTTGCAGCTAATTGTCTTTTTGACAAAGAACGAGCTTTAGCCAAAGGCAGACATCTGTCTGGCTTTTTTTTATTTTTTGATGTACCGCATGGTCCTTTTATTTTACCGTCTGTACCTATGCGAACCCATTTTTGTTTTACCCAGTTCTTTAAAGCCCCCATTACTTCTTCTTCTTTGGCTTTGATTTCATTGACATTAACATCTTATCTATTTTAGCTGCCTGTCCTTTGTGCATAGCTGAAGCTTTTTTAAGCTCAGAAGCTATTTTTTTTAATTTATTCTTGTCTATCATTTTGATTTTTTTGCGTAATTAGGGTCTTTACAATATTTACTTGCGGCCATGTTAGCATATGCACTTGGATAAGTATCAAAAGTTCTTTTTGCCCAAGCTTTTCCAGAAGGACATATTTTACCTTTTGATTTTGGTTTTGATCGCACTGCACCACCTTTACCTAATTTAACAACACATTTCATAATACTTTACCTACTATTTCTAAAATTGTACTTGTGTGTGGAGTCATAAATAAAATAACTATAATAGCCATCCATTTAAAATTATTAACTCGTTTGTCTAATTTATCAAAACGTGAATCTAACTTTTCTAAAGTAACTTGAATTTGCTCATACCTTTTATCGCAAGATGCTTCATGTTTTTCTAATTGTCTTAAAACTTCTTCAGGAGTCATATCATCACCATTTTACTTTATTAGCCCAATAAGCTGCTGAACTCTTCCCTTTAGCAATATTTTTACCATGTCTTGCTTTAAAAGATTTACGTTTAGCTTTCATACGAGCTGATTCACCTTTTTTAGGCTTACCCGCAGTACCTGACACTTTCCCAACTTTTTTACCTTGTTGTCCAAAACGGATAATTTTTTCTTTTCCGTCATAACAAGATTTTACTATATGAGATTTTTTAGGGTGCGAAGGGGTACGCCTTGGTTTATTACAAGGCATACTCTTTTTATTTACTTTTTTTGCCACTTAATTAAGCAAAGAACACAGTAACACCATCACAAGCAGTTAAATCTAAATATACGTCTGTCTCAAACAATATTCCGTTTTCAGGAATATTTAACGAATGTACATCGCTTGTGGTGTAAGTTAAGGATAGCTTTGTTGTGCCACCAGAACCTCCATCTTTTAAAACTACTGCAGGGGAACCAGAGCCAGAAGTATGTACTACTAACTGTTTTACTCTAGCCCTACCACCAAAAATAGTTCCGTCAGAAGTTCTAGTTACGGCAATTACATCAGATAATGCCATCTTTCACTCCTTATTAAGCGTTATTAATATTCTGAATATATTCTACAGTTATGTATCCTACTCCAGAAGTTCCTGCTGAAAAGTCAATATAAATAGGTAAATCAGAAGTACCAATATCAACCCAAGTATCAGCGTCTGTAACCGTTCCATCAGAACCGTGTAAAATTACATTGGCAGCAGTACCTGCAGCTAAAGCAGTAAATAATTCAGTAGAAGTAGAACTTGTTCCAACACTAATATTAGCTGCATCACACGCAGTAGTAATATAAATCTGTACGTCTACGACTTGAGAGTTAGCTGGGACAACAATACCTGTATCCGCAGCGGTTGTAGATTGTGTCCAAGAAGCAGTTTGTGCCATCTTAACAAAACCTACGTTTTTAACATCTGTTCCAACAGTAGTACCTGTTGTGTTTTTGATAGTCCCGGCTTTAATAGGACCTGAGAAAGTAGTATTAGCCATTACATTTCCTTTTGTAGAAGGTTTGCCTTTGTTATCTCTACAACGTCTGCTAGGTCAGTTAACAAAGAAAAAATCCTAGAAAATAGGGGGTTTTTACACCCCCTGATTTGGTTATGCTCCAGCAGTACCAAAAACTGCTCTCCAGTCAGATACACCAAAACTGTATCTTTCTCTAGCTTTAAACCTCATGTTTCCTGTATCAAAATCGCCTTCCATGGCAGTTCTGATAGGAGTTCTTTGGAATAATTTAAAGCCGTTAGGAGCGTCAGTCTTAATGAAGTAAGCATCTGTGTCAGTCAAGAAGTGGTTTACAACCGCTCCGTCAGGTAACATACCCATTGACTTCATAGCGTTTACATCATTGTCTGCTGTTCCCGGTCTTAGAGTAGAGTTTAAAACTCTTTCAGCAATAAATTGCAACTCTTTAGGAACAATTAATTTTGTTCCTCTAACCGCAATCTTTAGACCTCTTTCGTCTGTAAGACCAGCAATATCAATCAACATTTGCTCAAGTGAAGTTTCATTCAAATCAGCAGCAGTAGATAATTGATTTCTTTGGTTACCAGACAAAGAAGGGTGAGCAGATGAACAAAGAGCAGCACCATCACCAACAGGGAAGTTAGTGTCAAACGCATTGTTTAAAATTGCTGCAGCTTTAATCTGCTTTGTTTGTGACATAGAACGAGCAAGGGCTTTTGTATATCTAGACGCAAGTCTGTCATACAAGTTATCCTCAATTGCTTCTTCAGTAATACTGAAAGCTAATGCAATTGTCTCGTGTGTATATCTAGAGGTGTAAGTTTCTTGTGCATCGTCAAAAGATATAGCACCACCTTCACCTTTAACAGGTGCGGTACTAAATCCAGAAAGCATTACCTCTTCCTCGAAAGCACGGTCTGAAGACTCTTCATCGAAGATTTCAGCGTGTTCGTTATCATAGCGATCGTACTCAAGTCCAAATAAGGCATTTAGACCCGGCTCTAGCTCTTTCGCTAATTGTGCTCTTGAAATAGCCATAGTTTATCCTTTCCTAAATACCAGTTGAATCTGCTGTAGTCTGTGAATCAGAACTAGAAGCAGGTGAATTAAAGTGGAAGTTAAATCGCACTACAAAATTAACGCCTGCTGCGTCATAGTCAAGATTAGCTACATCTGTAGTTAATCCGACAATTCTCATAGCAAGAGTTGCTGTTGTAGCGGCTGTACTAATATCTAATTGTCCAGTAGAACGACCATTATCTGTAGAACCAGAAGTGGCTGTAGCTAAAGAACAGTTAGAAAATACGTCAGCTAGTGCTGTTGCTCTGTTTGTAACAGACTCATCAGCAGCTACCATATATAACTGATTAGGGTTGTCAGTAACAAAAGCTTTGACAGGAAAATTTGTGTCAACGCTTACGTTATTAGACCCCGGCCAATAATTTTTGAAAACAGTCTTCTTAGAAGCTGAATCCACATACTCAACGCCCATTAGGACACCTAAAAATGGAACAGTACCACCGTTTGCATTACCAACAATATCAATCACACCTGCTGCTAAAGGTATTACAGGTGAATACTGATAAATAGCATTTGTATTGTCGTTTGCAATTTCATACTGAGTCACCCCAGTTGAATTTGTTGCACTGCCATTTAGACCTATTGGACGAAGACCAAAAGATGTATCTTGATTTGCCATTTAAATCTTCTCCATAAATAAATTAATCTTTTCGAGCACCCCCAAAGGTAACTCGACTTTGACGGTCAGGTTTACTGATCGTCATGGTTGAATGTGCATTTTCTCTCATCATATCTTGGTCAACAGCGTTTTGTTGATCTGTATTTCGCTGTGCAAAATAATCAGTCCTTTCTTTCACTGTATCTAAAGGTATACGAGCTAAAACTAGTCCGCCAACACCGAAAACCCCTTCAAATTTCCCTGAATCAATTACTGGAGCTTCAAAATCTGGATACTCATCTCTTCGAACAAGTTCATAACCTTCTCGAATTCTTGCAGAAATATTTTTGCGGTCATCAAAACCTCTTACTTCTGCTCGTATCCAACGATGTTTAAAACCCTCTGGTGCAGGGGGAGCATCCAACATTGATGGTGGAGCCCATGGTTTTCTTTTGGCTGTCTTTTCTCTAGAAGAATTCGTTCTAGGAGATCGTGCTATCCCTTCAAATTTTTTTGTATCTGTCTTTGCTGTCATATCATCTCTCCTTAATTTCTAACGTATTTTGCGTATTCTTCTAACGGCACACCCAACTTTTTGGCTATTTGCACTTGGCTAGGGGTGAGTCTAACCTTTCGATTGCGTCCATTAGACGTTGGTGCAGTCGATGAACGAGAAACTCCCGCCACAGACTGAGTAACTTTTCTAGGTGATGTCTCGCTTTCGACATTACCCTCAAATTCTCTTGGAAACCTATCTTTAAGTCTCCTATCCAACTCATTATAGTATTCATCGGACTTGCCGTCAAATCCTTCGTCCTCAATTAATCTTTTATGAATACCAAAAGCAGCATAAGTCATTGCTTCATCTTGACCAAACCACTTATTTCTAGATGCCCAATCCTCAGCTTTTGGGTCAGCTTTTTTAGGAGCTTGTTGCTGTTGAGTTTGGGGTTGCTGATAAACAGGTTGTTGCTCTTCTTGTTGCTTTTCCTGTTCTTCTCTTTGTTGTTGAGCAACTTTAGCTTGATCGTACCTATCTTTAGCTACTGCAAGTTGAGTAAGTCTTTGTTGAGCAGAAACAGTAGCATCCGCATCTCCAAGCTCTACAGCTCTTTTTAGATCAGCTTCAACTTGTTTTTGCTCTACTTCTAAACGACCACCATATTCGGTCATATACCCTTGGTCTAAGCTTTTGAGCCTTTGTTTGATTTGGCTCGATTCGTCTTGGACTTGTTGAGCGTAACGTATCGCTTCTTCCCTCTGCCTTTCAGCTTCACGCATTTTTTTCGTAAGCTTATTAATGCGATTCTGAACAGAGTCCGTATACTGATCGTGCTCATCTTTCTTTTGAGGTTTTTCCACCTCAACTTCAGGTTTCTCTTTAGTTTTCGACTCAATCTTGGTAGTTTTTTTAGATGTCTTCTCATCTTCCTTAACTTCAACTTCAGTGTCTTCATTGGTATCCAATTCTAACTCTACTTGTTTATCGTCTGTCTGTATTTCTGCCATTTTCTATCCTCTAAAAGCTAACAATATCATCAGGGTTTTTAATTGATGCTAAAACTTCATCATCATTTAATAATCTAACTTCCCCACCATCTATACGGAATCTAGAACCTGCGTATCGAGGAAAGATAATCCAATCTTTTTCTTTACACCATCCTCCGTTGGGAAATTTTTCTTCGTCTTTATAAGCTAAGTTTCCTAGCTTTAAAACATAACCAACCACAGTTTGTATCTGTGTATCATCTAAAACTTGTGTTGGAATATGTAAACCACCTTCTGTCATGGCTTTACCTCTGTAAGGTAATACCAAGATACGCCATCCAGTTGGATTAGGCATACGCTCTAAAAGACTATCGGTAACTTCAGAAGGGTCTAGAACGACTTCTTCTTTAGGTTTATATAGGGGTGTTACGTTCTCTTTTTTATCAGTCATCAAATTGCTCCTGTTTATCCAGCAGGCTCGAGAGTTCCTGCGAAAGGTAATTTAATGCAGTAAGTTCACCCATAAGTTCCCTATACTGCTCCATGTTTTTGACTCCATTGTGTTCTAATACATCTAAAACACTACTTCGTCTTTCTTTTATCTTCTTACAAAGTCAATTTCGCTCATATCAGAGTATTCTTACAATAAAAGATAAAAGAATACCATATCTTATACTAAATTGGAATTTATTTCAAAGTGTGGACCATCAATAAATGGTCTTTTACCTTCTTTTCTCCTTGTATCAATATAATCGTTCATTGCTTCTTCCATAGTACCTTCCCAATCAGCAATGTTTCTAATATGCCAAGATGCTCCCCAAACAATCGGTACACCATATTCAATGGCTCCTTGTTTCATTGCATCAGCAATATCATCATAAACTTTTAGTTCCCAACATCCTCTTCCACCAACATATGCCATCAGATCAACAGCTAAACCTTTTAAGTGTTTACTGTTCATTGTTTTTGATGCACCTGCTGCTACAAGCTCCTTTTGTTTTTCTAGTGTTCTAACCCCTTCGATAACACCAAAATCTACTTTGGTAACACCTATGGCATACTTTACGACTTTAATTAAATCTGGGTCTACACTATCTAATCGATCTAATGATCGTTGTGATAATTTAAAACTCATTTAGTTAATCCTTTACTCTTTTCAAAAGTTCTTAGTCCACCTAATCCCAACATACCTAACAATACAGTCATCAAACTATCCATATCAAATTTAGGTAATTGATCTACTGTAAAAGTTTCTGTTGGAAAACTTGCTAGAATAAAAACAACAATAGGGTACAGAATAAAATGATACGCTAACGCTACACCACATACCCAACCAATAAAAGGTCTCCATCCTGCCACAAAAATACTGCGATGCTGTGCTTCTGCTTTATTAACATCTACTTGTGCCATATTGCTTTCATGGGCATGTTTTTGTGCCATTGTAGCAATGTCATGGGCTAATTGATTCTTCTGGTCTTTATCCTCGATAAATTTATCCAACAATCCTGCCACGGGACCAATCAAACTTTTTAACATGTTGTCTCCTAGAAAAAGGGTAAGAATCCACCTATGCCAGAACTAAAAGAACCTTGAAATGGATAACCATAAACAGGTGGCATATAGCGATTCATCATTTGTTGTTGATAATATTGGTTTTCTTTTGGTAAATACATTTGTGGGTAGTTACCATAAAATGAGGGTTGTTGAGTATTCTCTTGATTAAATACTCCTGTTTGTAAACTACCTAACTTATCTAATCGGTTAGTTAATCCAGAAAACTTTTCTTCCAACGAACCTAACCTTTGTTCCATTGTTTGTTGTGGCTGTGGCATTTGTGGTTGAGGTACTTGTGGCTGTGCCATCATCGGTTGGTTTACCGTTGGCATCTGCATGGGCATACTAAATTGTGGTGCTAAATCCATTATCGTGACCTACTCATATACGCTGTTGCTCCAAAGTAAAAACCTACAATGGATGCTTGTCCTAAATAAAATAATCCTAATAAATCAGCTAATGCTGATACTCTTGTTTCTGACACAAGAGGTAAAAACAACAAAAAGGTAAAAACAATCATACTACCAATAGCTGTCCAAGACATCTGTTTTTGAGCGTGGCTTTTCTCTTCTCTTAACTCAAGCTCTATCATTTCTTTTGACTTTGCTATTTCTGCATCGTCCACTGTGCCATCGTGATTTAAATCAAACTCATTGTAGCGACTTTCAGGCTCTAGTTTTTTTACCATTCTTCTTTTTTCCCGCATTATCTAATGCAATAGCTACAGCTTGTTTTTGCTTATATCCTTCTCCAATAAGTTTTTTAATATTCTTACTTATCGTTTTTTCCGATGATCCACTCAATAAAGGCATCTATTTTTTTCTCAACAACTAGTATAACGCCCAGAACGGAGAGCAGCACCCATTCCTCGCTTTTGTCCAGTAACTTTCTTACCGACTGCTGTATTTGGTGTAGCTTCTTCGATACATTGTGCATAGGGTATTGATCCTTGTCCTTGAATTTCAGCAACTTTACTTGGAGCGGGTGGCTCTTGTATTGGTGCACCTAAAATTTTAACTTTTGACATAACTATTTTCCTTTATTCCGTTGTTTAATCATTTCTCTTTGATTGGTAGCTTGTATTCTTTCTCTAGCAATATTCGTTTGGCTATCTATTCTTTCATCAAACTGTCTAGCCCTTTCTGCCATCTTCTGTCTTTCAAGTTGAATCTTCGCTTGGTCATTTAAAGCATCTGCTTGAGCTTGTTGCTGTTTAATACCTAATTCTTGCTGTTTCAAAGCAACAACAGGGTCAGCACCTTGCTCTCCACCACCTGCAATCTGTGCACTTAACATCTTCACATTCTGCATTTCTTGAGCAATAATCTGTGCTGTCATTGCTTCGTACTCAATCATCTGATCTTCTGTTGGAGATAGACCTTGATTTTGTTGCATAAACAATATCATTGTCTGCTCTTGTGCTTTAAGTTTAGCATGTTCCATAACGTGCTTTTGTAAATCAATTGCTACTTTTGGACTAGCTAGTGCTAATGGAGAAGAACCAAAAACTAAGTGTGCCATAATGTGGGCATCGTGGTCTTGTCCTTCAAAAGCTTTTAACTCTGTGTTTTCTAGTGCATCAATATTTTCTTGAGCAGGGTCTTTTGGTATTGGCTCATCTGATGATGGTGCTCTAAGAATCTTATCAATGTCTCTAACCCCTAATGCTTCATACATTCTTCTGAAAGCTTCATACATGTTATGTAATTCAGGTGCTTGAGCAGCTAATTGCATTTGTGTTTGAGCTAAAGCAATACGCTGTGCTTGAGAAAATATGTTTGGATTTGAGACAGGAATAATATCCACTCTATCATCAAAATCCGATGCCATAACAGATTGCTCTGCGTTTTCAATACTGTAAGGATATTCTTGTGGTAAATACTCCGACATTACTTTTGCAAGTAGTTTAAACTCTTGCTTCATTGCATAATGTAATCTCTTATGTATGGCACTCATTACTCTTGTGCCTTGCTCTAACATTGCAACAGTTGTACCCACGGCTGCTTGTTGATTACCATCTCCTACTTTTAAATCAGTAATGGTTGCAAATCTTTGTCCTGCTTGAACCACAAAACCAAGTAATTGGAACAGTGTTGAATCTGGTCCCTTAAATGGTAGGGGCATCAAGCTATCACGAATCGCTCCACCGGGTGCGTCTACGTCTCTAAACTCACCGGGTTGTAATGGGTCACTATCATCTCTAATACGAAGTCCCCGAGCTTTGAATCCTGCGGGTAGATTTGATAACGTACCTGCATCTATGAGTTGTCTCAAGGCTGCTGTGGCAGTTCGGGAGAGTCCACCAATGGTATGAATTAAACCTAATCCATAAAATCCAAAGCCGGGAAGAAACTTGTAATGCACAAAATATTGTATCTTTCTCTTTTGTGGATCATCCTCCTTGTAGTTTCTTCTTATTGATAGAATTTGACCATTGTCCTCACTTACTGTGACAACATATGGCACTTTAATTCCTGTTGGTTCCCCATTCTCGTCTCTATCTTCATAACCTTTGAGGTCTAAATCAACATGACATTCAAGCAATGTACAGTCATAGTCAATATTACTAGGCTGAACGCCATCAATATAATCAATTTCATTGGACACACTATCAGTTGGGTTCTGTGCAGGATGCACGGGAATATCTCTGTAAAAACCACTAATTTGTTTCTTACGAAGCTCATTTAAATCCATTCTGACAACTTGCGTAATATTTGGGCAAGTATCTAAATCATTAGCTTCATATGGCACAACTAAATGCTCGGCTGGAACAAACTTACTAACCGCTCTTTCCATACCGTCATCATAATAAACTTTCTTGAAAGTTGATCCTGCCAATGGGAGATAAAATAACATCTGGTCAAACTCTGGAGTATATTCTTCCATGACGTTTGTCATGTAGTAATTCATAAACTCTCGAACTCTTTTAGCTTGTTCTTCTTTCTCTTTAGTTGGAGTCCCCATAATGGTTGTCCTAACTGGACCCATTGGAGGTAATAATTCATTAAATGCTTGAGCTTGAAACTGTGTGGCAGCTTCAGCTAACAACGGATGTGTTACACCTGTTGCTCCTCTAAAAGGTTGAGTACGCTCTTCGTAATTAAATCCAAGAAGTTCTAATCCATTAGCATACGCATCTTCCCAATCTTTACGAGACGATTTGTTTGCGTCATATTCACTGACTAAATCAGAAGATAATCGACCCAATTCACTATCATCAAGTTCTGTTGCAAGGTTTCTGTAAAACTCTCCAGTCATTGGATTGTCTTCAGCAGTGGGGTCTAAGTCAATCGTTACACCACCGTCTTCTGTCATTTCAATTTCAATACCGTCTGGAATGTCGGTCTTGAATGTTGCAGCAGGCATCTCAATTTCTAAATCTGTTTGAACGTCCTCTACTTTTGGATCGTCAGTAACTCTTTCTACCAAAGATACTGGTGGTGGGCTTTCTGCCATACCTATCTTCTCCCTTTTGTATATCCCTTGATGGCACAACCGTCAATAGACTTTTTCTTTTTACCTTTAACTGCACCGCCTTTTGAAAATTTTCCTATGGTTTCCATTCCCATACTTGATTCGGGAGACTGAACCGTTTTAACTATTTTTTTAACTGTTTTCTTTACGGCACCGGGAGCTCCTTTAATAGCATCCACCGCTACTTCAGAAACAGTTCTAAAATCGTATCCTTCAGATTTCATGTCTTTTATAATGTCTTTTCCAACCTTTTGATTGTACTTCATTATCTCTTCTTGACTCATACCTGAATCAAGACCTTTAGAAACTTTACTTAATCTATTTTTAAACTCTTTTCGAGTTTCTCCTCTAGTATACTCTGCCATAATATTTTCCTATATTCTATACCTACATTATTCTATATAAACATGTTTCTTGCAACAGAAGACAATGTTACCACACCTCGTGGCTGTTTGAACATGTTTCTTGCTGTATCATTCAAAGTTCCTACTCCACTGACCTCGCCACCGTCTTTATAAAAATTAATATTTTTTCCACTACCTGTGTACGAATATGGAGGTCTATCGGGAAGAAGTTTTTCATATTTTGTAATAAGGTCTGGACCTAATGATTCATATAGACGCTTACCAAAATTGTCTATTTCAATCCCTTGTTTTCTTAAATTGGTTTCTAAATTAACTAAATTTTTAACCATGTTTTTTTGATTTTCTTCTATAGGCAAATTATTGTCTGAAAAAACAAACTTTTTATCCTTCAAATCATGGTTAAATTTTCCTTTAAAATAACCAATACTTTGTATATTCCATGTTTTATCATCTCCTTTAACTTTATCAATAAACACCGAAAAAAGAGGTTTGTTTTTGTTGTCTTTTAAAGTAAATAATTTTTCTCTACTTGGGTCAGTAATTTTACATATAGTCCCTATGCAGTTTTCCATCCCTGCTCCCACAAGGTGCACTTTTAATTGTTGGTTTGCTTCTTCTAATGTAGAGCCTTTTATGTCAACAACTCCTATTTTACTATTTGTAGCAATAATTTGATTCGAACTATCAGACGTTATTCTTTTGTAAGGTAAATTACGCTCTGTATCCATAGGAACATAATTACCATCAGAATCTTTAACAAATTTTAAAGGAATTTTGTCTTTTGTAAAAAAATCATTTGGTATTACTTCATCATCTATTTCTTCCCAAAAAGTATTAGTGTTAAGGTTTTGCAGTTTATTCTTTGTAGGTAAGGGTTTGTTATAAATACGTTTTAATATACGTTTATTTTTTTCATTATCTTTTAAAGCATTTGTTATTACTTCATCAAAAGATTGTTTTTTTAATGTTTTATTTGGAGTAGATTGAATATACTGAATTATTGCAGGAGGTAATGAATCAAAAGCATCCGAAGTTAAAAAATAATCTTGAATTTGTGCATTAATACCTTTTTGATACGCTAAATCCCTATCTCCTTTAGCTATATCCTCATAATTAAAAATATTTTTATACCTTTTTACAAACTCCCTACGAGCAATAGTTTTTAATCTTTCACGAAATTTATTAAAATCTTTTTTGCCCTCATCATCCTTAAATATACCAAAATTTAATTCTTCTCTTACTCGGCTATTATATGGATTATTAATATTATACACATCACCTTTGTCATAGCTGTCTATATCAAACTTTGGTTTTACATCAAAACGCTGAAAAGTGGTTTCTGCCACAATAGGAGAATATATTTTAGGAACTTTTTTTACACCATCTTCAGGAAAAACACCAATGTTTTCAGAAAATTCGTTTGTATTTGGGGATACTTGTAATTTTTTACCTTCTGTAATAGTAAATTTTGGTGTTACTGGAAATAATAATTTTTTAGTTTTAAAGTCTATAGTAGGTAATATTTTAAAATGATTTTGAATCCTATTGGTTTTAATTCCTAACTTAAAGTTATCATATATGTTGTTAAGAATATTTAAAGCTAACATATTTTTGTTTTTAACAGCTTCCGTAAAAAAACTTTCTCCCTCGTCTTTTACTTTATTAGAAAACTTTACTATATCTTCTATTTCATTTTCTAAACTATTTAATAAATCATTTAATTCTTCTTTTGTTTTTGGCATATCTTTTAAATTAACGCCCAACAATCGGTTAATAGAATTTGTTGGATTCATTCGAGATAAAGCTTTTTCAAAAGAATTATTTTTATCTTCTAATACTTTTCTAGTTTCAACTATTGCTTTTTTTAATGTTGGTATTATATCTCCCTTATCTGTTACGTTATCAAAAAAAGAATTTAATGCTTTGGAAGAAAAAGAAATTTCTCCTTTTAGTAAACCGTCTAAAATTTTATCGGGAGATTTATCTTTTACTGGAAAAAATCCTCTTGAAGGGTCTTCAAACTTTTTTACAGAAGCCACATCTGAACTTACATCAATATAGTCAGATTTAGATTTATTAAGCCATTTTAAATATTTATCAGAAAATAAATCTTTTGTTAATTCTCTCTTAAGAACATTATCCACACCTTGACCCTTTAAAAGACCTGCTTCCATACTTTCGGAATACAACTTATCAAAAGTTCTGTTAACATCGTTAAGACTTTTTCTTATATTAAATTCTACATCTGAAAAACCCGCATAGCGGTTTATTCCATCTTTAGGAGAATTATAATTTGCTATAATTGTTTTACCATCTTTTGCTAACTTAAAATCAAACTGATTACTAGGTAGTATAGGTGCATTTTCAAACAAAGACTGTACGGTATTTACATAATTTTTTTTAATATTATCAAATTCTGTTACAAGTTTTTTTTGAAACTCTGTTTCCAAACGATTAGGATGCATTTCAAACGGTCGGTCTCCGAACTTATAAAGTTTATCTACTGTTTCTTTATCAAATACTTCAAGCATTGGTTTTTTAAGCTTATCCAACTCTTTTCGAGCGTTTTTTCTAGCTTGATTGTATTTTGCAAAAAGATTTGTAAACTCTTCTGATCTTCTCTCTGAAAAATCAACAAAAATTTCACTCCCTTTTATATCTTTAAAAGTTGGGTCAGCTTCAATATCTAAAGTAGGAAAGGTGCTCGATTGCATCCCTTCTCCCCCTCGTTCTCTTAACTTATCATACAACTTTAGTTTAGCTTGACGTAATTTTTCATAATTTTCAGCAGCTTCTTTTTGATTTATTTTTTTTGATAAATCTTGTATACGAAAAAATTTTCTTTTAGATTCGTCACTTAAAAACCGAAAATCTTTTAGTTTTTCTAACTCATTAGGATCAGCTACAAGCATTTGATCAAGTCGGTTATTAGCCACGGCAATATTTTGCAGCTCTCTTTCAGCAATCTCTGATGCAACGGAAGAACGTAGTTCCTTTGTTCCTTTAAGAGATTTTTCATATTTTGCTAATGCGTTTTCATATTCATCTATTTCAGGAATATTAAAGCTTTTCACTTTGCTACCTACTAAAGTACTTTTTGGTTCAAAGGGAATTATATTAGGGCTTGTTAGTTCTTGAGCTTGTTGATACAAAGGGTAGAGTTTTTCTTTTAGTTCTGGGGTAATTTTCATTCCAGCTCTAAACGCAGCATAGGGAAAAGCACCAACACCTACTAAACTAGCAGGAGTAAAAAACTGACCCGCTTTGTAATCTAAACTATCTTTAGGTAATTTGAGTCCTAGACTTTCTACAGACTCCTCCACATCGGTAGTGGTAGGAGCTCCTTGTAAATACTTAAAATACGGTACACTTTGAGCAAGATATTGTCCTCCCGGGCTTTGTTTTACCGCTTCATAAATATCTCCTGTTAATCCTGCAGTCGCTACAGCAGCTCCTTTAAGCACCTTTGGATAATTTTTAGCTGCTTTTGGGTCTACAAGTTGTGCTTGAACCGTTTCTAAATAAGTAGGACTATTAAAGTTTTTAACAATATTTGATATACCCTTTTTAATAAAAGGAATAAAACTTGCAATACCTGTGTTTGCGGCTTCACCACCGTTTTCATAACGAGAAATGACTTTTCGTTTACCATTAACAGTGGATTGTTGAGGAATTAAAGGTCGTACTATCATTTATCCGTAATATTGTATTGGTCGCAAATTCAAAGGTTCATCATCCCAATCATCAGTCGGTAATTGCACAAAATTGCCCTGACGATAACGCATCAGTGCCTGTGTTGTACTATCCACCAAGTCGTCATACTCTCCATTTGGAAATGCAGCACACTCCTCAATCAATTCGTCTGCCCATCGTTCCTCTGGAGCCCAAATCATCCCACTTTCAAATAGGGGTGAAATGCTGTGTACTCTTGATAATTTATCATTTCCACGGCTAGGTGTAAAGTTTACCACAGGTATGCCCATTTGTCTCAACTCATGTGTGAGTGGAGTCCCTGTTGCCTTTGCTTCAATAATCACGGTCTCTGGTTCCCAAAATTTGTACTGCTCATAGGCTACTTGCTTTAGTTCTGGAAAATCCCAACGGTCTTTTTTTACATCCAACAAAATTAAACCCATCGGACCCGCTTCTTCTGGTTTAAAAACTCCCCATGTCGTAATCGCTGAAAAGTCAGCCGTCTCACTTTTACTAAACGCTGTATCGTAACTCTGAATAACGTATTCCAAAGCAGGGACATTCGGTTTTGTCCATCGTTTCCACCATTCCCTTTTCAAAATAGATGCCTGATCGCCCGTTGGTTGTTGCTGATACTGTGCGTTCCACTTACTCGGTGGAATAGATGCTTTTACCTTCGTTAAATCCTCTAAAGACCAGAATCCTTCCCAACAAGGTTTACCAGACGGCATAATAGCAGGTAATTCTACCACTTCCCATTGGTCTGCATCGGGGTCTTTGAGCTGTGCTTTAATCAATTTGCCCGTCAAATCCTTTTCTGACCACCGTGTCATTACTAAAATAATCGCTCCACCGGGCTGTAAACGCTGTCTCGGACCACCCGTGTACCAATCATACGCATCTTCAAAGCCATTAGACGACATTGCCGTTTGCTCCGAGTGCGGATCATCAATAATAATCAAATCACCACCACGACCAGCGAGGTTTGAGCCAACGCCCACGGCATAATACATTCCTCCACGGCTCGTGTCCCATCGACCTGCCGCTTTGGAGAAAGCTTTGCTTCGGGGAAAATTTCTAAATATTCGTCTCTTTCCATCAAATTTTTGGTTTTTCTACCAAAATTAACAGCAAGTTCCGTGGTGTGTGTCGCTTGAATAATTTTCATATTGGGTTTTCGCCCAATCATCCATGCAGGAAACAAAAAACTAGCAAATTCTGACTTGGTATGCCTTGGTGGCATGTTAATAATCAATCGTTTCAGCTCACCCGTTGCTATTTTTTCCAATTTTTCAGCAATAATACGGTGATGTTTGCCCACAATAAACTCAGCCCACATTGATTTAACAAACGGGAGAAAACTCTCCTTGCATTTATCAATCTTATTGAGTTGAGCGAGTCGTAATTCTAACTTTAATTTTCGCTCATTAGCTTCTATTTCGTTCATAATCCTTGGTCAAGCATACATTCATCATAAACTTGTAATCCAATAGCATTGGGATTTTCTAACATCCCTTGATACTTTTCTGGATTATCAAGTTTCATACTCATTAACTCCATCACACGCCTATCCACCTCGTGTAACACTTTTTCCTCAAAATGAGATAACATTCGATTGGTCTTGACTGAAGGAACCAACCCATGATTCCTTATATCCGCAAATCGTGTCGCCAAATGGTAAATTTCTTCACACATCTCCCATTCATTCAAGTCGTCTAACTTCCACGCATGAGTGTAAGTAAAATAAATAACTGCCCAAAAAATAATCGGTATGAAAAAAATAGACATATATGTCTTTTTCATCTCTTGCCTATAGTATGTAAAACATCTACCATACCATCTTTTTGCTCATCCAAGCTAATCTTAAAATAGGGTGGTGTCTGGAGTCCCGAATACGCTACATCGACCACGGAGTCCCCTCGGTATAAATACAACTCGCCTTTTGATCCAAGTTCCGTGACTTTTTTCACAAGAAGCCAGACATTCGCCTTTTTGTGTTTGGACAAAAACGACACTTGGTGTGGACGAATATCCACCTTATCACTGACACAAAATTTTAACTCCACCAGATGGAACCGTGACTCGTGGTCACAGATTAATACATCAGGTATTCCCGGTGTTAACCACGTCTCCAGTCGATTCGCTATCCATGTCGGATGCGTCACTTTCATCGTGTCCTTCATCATCGTCCACAGAGCGTTCTCCTTCCTCCGAATCGATGACTCCTTCTTCGGTGTCTTCAACCTCTTGCCCGTCTTGTTCATCGGTGAGGTGCTTTTGATTGTCTGAGTCAACCCCATCTTCTTCAACTCTTTCTGGAGTAATGTCGATTGCATAGCTATCCCTTATCTCTTTCAGTGCTTTAATTACTTCGTCCTTGGACATCGATTCAATACTGCCGTGGCGTATCTCACTCTTATTCACATAAATGTCCCCCGATGCTTGACCCCTGCGATACTCTGCCATGACCGCTGCCGAGTAAGCACCATTCTGCATTGCCGTGTCACGGATAACTTGTAAATCCCTCAAGTGCCGATCTTTACGCACAGCATACTTTGAATCCAACTCCCTCTTTTGACGCATATATTCTTGATACACATGCGGATACACATTCGGATTGAGCATATTACTAGCTATCGCACTTGCCGTTTTGGGAGAATATCCTGCATTGATTGCCGCTTCACGTTGCGTGATCGTGCCATCTTTGGTGATGAGTTCTTTAACAAAAAGCTCTTGTTTGCGAGTAAGTGTCAACGGTCGCCTTTTGGCGGGTGGCTTGTCTTTAGCCCTTA